ATGTCGCTCATGTCAATAACCTTAACTTCGTTTCTGTCATTTAACAGTCCAGTACCGAAAAACAAGTTAGATTTTTGAGCAAGTACAGCCTTATTGTCTCCAAGACCTTGAGCTACAAAGATATTGATACCTTCGAAAGTTAAAGCTCCTCCGTTGTACCAAGTTGTTCCTTTATTATCAACACCATTTGCACCGATGTTAGTAGCGAAACCACCTAAAGCTCTGATGTAAGCTCTTGCGATGTTGTTAGAAACGTAAAGAGTTAAATCTTCTTTTCCTAGTACAGCAGCGTTAGCAGCATCTACTATCTTTCCAAGCTCTTCGATTACGTTAGAAGAATCTACTGTTGTTCCAGTTACATCTACAACAGTTGCATCCGCAGCTAATAAAGCAGAGAAACCATCAAAAGTTCCTTCTCCAGCAGCACCACTCCAGATTGAGTTTTCAGTAGCTTGAGCAACTTCAGCAGCAACTCTTGAGATTACATAGTCAGAAAATAATGGAGGTAAGCTATCAAAAGCAGAAAAGCCCATTTGAGCAGCTTCCCAATCTGAATGTAATTCTTTCTTACAGATTTGTAAGTTTACTTGCAGTTCAGTTGGAGTTAATACTTTCTCTGTTAATGTTAGAGTTGAAGTACTTGAATCAAAATCACAATCAGCAGAACGTACAATGTCAGCGAAAGCTCCTACTTTCATTGCTGCTTTAAACTTTACGTTTGGCAAGATTGATACAGCTCCAGCATCTAATGTTGAAGCAGATAAAAGGGCAGCACCTAGATACTTCCCAGCAAATTCTCCAGCGTATGAAGAACCAGTAATTGTTGGATTTGGCATTTTATTTTAGTTTTAGTTGTTTATAATTTTACTCATTACTCTGTCAAGTGTGCTCATTTTTCTTTTTGATGCAAACTTGAAATTTGTTTTGTTTTCTTTAGCTTCTGGATTTGCTTTGATTGGCTCGGCTGCTGGCTCATTAAGTTCAGCTTCTAAATCCTCTGCGGATTCACTCAACTCAACTTTTTCATGCTTCGCAAGTTCCTCTGTCATGAGATTTCCAAGCTCATCAGCACTCATCTCTTCTTTTGGCTCTAGCATCGCTTTGATTTCTTCAATCATTTCTTTTACTTCTGCTAGTTCTTCTTTTGTAGCGTATCCCATTTCTTCTTTTTCTTCTTCAAGGACTACATCTTCTTCTGCTTCAACCTCTTCTTCTGGAGCTTCTTCTCCAGCTTCTTTGATTTCAGCAATAAGACCTTCTTCTGCTATTACAAGTATTTTACCATCTTCAAGTTCATACTCGCCGATTGGCACTGCCACCTTTTCATCTTCGGTAACAATAAATACTTCTTTGCCAGCTTCAAAAGCTTCTGCTTCCAAAACAGCACCGTTTTCTAAAGTCTGTTGTTCCAACTTGACCTCTTCGGACAAATTAAGAACATCTTTGATTTTCTCGATCATATCGTTCGTGTTCATATTAATATATAAGGGTTAAAAATTAATTTTGCATTTTTAATTGGCATTTTCACATTCTGTGCAATCATTATAAGAAGTTACGCTCTCCCATAAGAAGCCACTTGTTTCATCATCTCTACTTAATACAGTATAACAGTTGCTATGTCCTTCGTGCACTAAATCAAAATAATATACATTTCCTATTGTTAGTTCTTCGCTACCGTGAACATGCTTCTGTTGGCTGTGCCCACATCTCTGAATCTTGTAACCGTAATCAGTTGGAGTTGTTTCTAAACTAGTTGTTCTTCCAATTCCTTGAGCTCTCAAGCTTCCATCACAACATTTTATTGAGTAGGTATTATCCTCACAAAGACAAGCTTTTCTCTTGCTTTTTGGAGATGTTTTACTTGGAGTTATAAATCTTTTTAATCTTCTCATTTGATTGGCACACAATTAGGGACAAGCTTTCCGTTCTTCATTTTCATTCCATACTGCTCATATCCATCTTGACAAGGAGCTTTCAGGTCAATTAAATCTAACTCTTTTAACTTGCTCAATGCCCAACGCTTACCAGCTTTACCACCCCATAGCAAGTATGAAATTGTTCCACATGCTTTAGAATCTCCTTCATCATAATACTCTTCAGCTCTTGATAGGTATGAATACATACGCTTAATTGTTTCAACGCTTATGGCTTTACCTTGAGCTAATTGTTGTGCTCTTACCTTGCCTACTTGCGTTGCACATTTGTTGTTTACTTTCTCATTAAGCTCTAAACCTCGCTTTGCATTATTCTTTACTCCACTTGGATAATCTGCATAACTTTCAAGAATCATCTTCTTTCCAGATGCTGTTCTTTTATCATTCTTGATAATGGCTTTTACTTGACTTAATAAATACTCTGCTTCTTCTTGATCTATTTCTTTTAAAAGATGATCACTGCTAAAATCCGCAAGAGTTTTGTCCTTTGGTCTTTCCATTTTATCTGCGAAGTAGCCCTCTATACTAAACCCTTTTACCTTACCAGTTTTTACAAACTCGTTCCAAATCTCATCGTTGTTTACTTTTACGCTTCCAACCCAAGTTCCTAAAGGCAAGTCCATTCCATACTTTACTGACTTGTCATGAACTTTGTCCTCAACAATCCAGGATTCAACTAAAGACAGTCCATTTATTTCATACTGATGCTCAAGAGTTGAATTGTTTTGTTTCCCTTGCATGAGATACATCTGCGAAGCTTTCAATACAGTATCCTTTGAGAAGTATATATAATACTCATCTTCTCCATTTCTTCTGTATATAGGTTTGTTAGGTATTAATAAAGCACCCATCAACAGTCGCTTCTCTTTGTCTATTTCTGCAAGTTTAAATTCTTGTGATTTTAATGCGATAAAGTCCTCTTCAATTGCTGGGTTTTCCACAACGCTTATTGCTTCAATTCCAATCTCTTGATCTTCATCCAGGATAAGTTCTACAATTCTCATATCTATATATACATTTTTTAATTATTTTTTGCATTTAGCTACCAATCGTTGCACCCTCAACAATGTTGTTCTCTAAACTCTGTGCTGTTGTAACATCATTTGAAACCACATACGCTTGTATTGGTTGATTTTCTTGACCAGCTACTGCTTCTGCTAATTGACTTGTTTCTGTTGCACCTACTATATTAAATGATGGTGGTTGTGAAGAAGCAGCACTACCACCACCTCCAGCACTACCCCCACCTAAAGTACCAGCCACACTGTTAGCAGCACCAGTTGCAGATTTTATTGCTGATATTATACCAGCCGCTTGAGCAGCATAACCAATCAACATAGGAATGTTTTGAGGAAAACCTATTTTAGCAGTTTGAGCTGTACCTTCAGCCACTGCTGTTGTACTTTTTGCTACTGCAAGTTTACTGAATGTTATAGTTTTTTTAGCTTCCATAATCATCTCCTTTAAAGCTAAACCTTGCTTAATTATCAAAAGTGCTTTACCAAGACCAGTTTCTGCACCAGCCAAACTGATTGCATCATCAAGAGCTTTTTGTTTTGCTGCTGTTTTTTGTTGCTCTAACTCTACCTCGGCATCTGTTATTGCTTTATTTTCTTCAAAAATTTTCTGTTTAGCTTCTAAATCTTGTTGTGCAAATTGATTGTTAAGCTCCAAAAGTTGTTCATCGTAAACCTTTTTAGCTTCTAATAATAAAATATTTTTTTCTGTTTCATCTGAAACTTGTTTATCAATTATTTCTTTCTGATCAAGATATTGCTGTTTAAGTTCTTCTCTCTGGATGTCTCTTTCACTTTTACCTATTAAAGCAAGCTCTTGTTGAATTTCTTTTTGTTCTTTTAATAAAGAATTTACATTGACTTGTTGCTCACTTCTAAATCCAGTAATTTGTGCTTCAATTGCTGCCTGTTCATTTAAAGCTTCTATATAAGCTTTTTGAAGTTCTATATTGTCTTTATTTTTTGATAATTCAGATGCTGCCGATGCAAGTTGAATTTCTGCATTTTTTAGCATGACTTTTTCTTGTTCATCTAATATAAGAGCAAGCTCATCATTTGCTTTTATTCGATCTTCAATACTTTTACTTTCATCATCTCTTATCTGTCTCAAGCTTTCAGCTTGTCTGTCATACTTTTCAATTAAACCTTGATTTTTTACTGCTGCCAATTCTGCTGCTTTAGCAAGCTCTACATTTTCTTT